CGCAGTTGTGGAGTTCCCCGCTGCACGAGCATTGTTGTCGAAAAGTGCTTTTTCGATGTCCAATTTTTGCTCTTTGGCAATCTTTAGCGTTTGATACGCGATTTCACGCGCACGGCCTGCTTTGTCCAAACCTTCGTCAGTGTCAGGTACGACAACTGCGTTTTTGAAGATTTGTGTGTAGTTGCCCAAGCGAGTTGTCGCTGAACGTGCTTCTGCAGTCGTTGCGTCACCTTCAATGTGAGCATTTGCTGCAGACGCGCGTAGGCTGTCTGTTTGCCATTCATGCAATGTATTGCGCGCACGGGTCTTTGCAGACTTCGTGTGGAACGGTGTTTCTTCTGGTGAGATGTTGGTGATTACATCACTCAAATCTTCACGAATGCCGACTGCATCATAGCTGTCGAATGTGTTGCTTGGCTGTGCCATAGTTTACTTTCCTTTACTAAAGTTTAGGGTTGATAAGCAAATCTGCCATGTCTGCGATATTCCCAGACTTCATAGCTTTCGCTTCCTGCTTTTTGCGAGCTGCAGTAGCCCCATCTTGTACACGTTTAGCACCAGCTTTAACGACAGGCTTGGCCTTTTTGGCTTTCGCATCGACGTTCTTACGATTGGCCTGCATTCTGCGGTAACGAACCGCGTCATACAGAATTTCAATCTCTACAGCATCAGTCAAAGACATGAGCGCCTCTTGCGGGACACCGTAATACTCTTGACCGCCGCGTAGCATATCCTGAGCCGCTTTCTCATATTTCTGAGGGTCAGCGAAGTCTGGTATGCGCTGCTGCAATAGCTGCATTTGCTCTTGACGATGAAGCGCCTGACGCTCTTTCGACTGTTGCGATTGCTGCTCTTGCAATTGCTGCATTTCTTGCACCTTGGCATTATACTCGACTATCGCATCGTCGTAGGCCTGCTTCTCTTGCATGAACCGAATTGGGTCAGTCTCAAGAAGTTCCTTATCTGGCGCGACAGGCGCAGTAAATTCGCCTTGCTGCATTTGCTGGTACATAGTCACAAGCTGGTTTTGCTGCTGGACTAATTGCGCTCTGAGTGCTTCGTTCTGCTTTGAGGCTTCCGCATTCTCACGCATTTTTTGCTGAATATAGCCCTGACCCGCAGCAGACTGCTTTAGTTGGGAAAGGGTCCAGCGCTCTGGCTTACCATCAATAGTGATGTCATACAGAGTTTCTTCGCTGTCATCCTCAACGGCTTCTACTTCGTCAGTATATTCAGTTGCGTCCTCTTCATATTCTTCATCGTCAGACGCTTCGATGACATCCTGATCCTCTTCCGCATCCTCTATGACTTCACTCTGATCGTCATCAGTTGGCTCAACCATAGCTTCAACAGCTTCATCAAGATTGCTTTCTGGACTGCCCTCTTGCGGGGCTAACAGGCTGTCCACTGCCTGATCTAGTGTAGTCGCTTCCACGGTACTACTCCTATCTGCTGCGATCTAACATGCGCTCTGCAGCAATAGCCGCGTCAAGTTGCATTTCGATCTGGTTCAATGCACGCATGATTGCGTGCGCCTCTTCGCGCTGCTCCACTTCGGATGCAGTGCTATTCGAGAATATGCTGATTTGCACATCACGAACATCTTGGACAAACTGCTGAAACGCAGTGTCATTCTTTAAACGTTTAGCTTCGTCTGCCTGTATGCGAATGCTGTCCATTATCCTCTAGCCGCCTGTTGTGCCGCTCTAATCGCAGCTACGTCTACCTGTGTGCCATACTGACCTAGAACCTTAGCTGCATCTACCAGCAAATCTTGGTCCATCTGGTCACGCTTACGATCATCGTCCATCATTAGCTTTTGCTGCTCAAGCTGCAGCTTAGCCATGTCTGTCTGAGCCTGTGTCTGCGCCTTCATTTGCTCTGCAGCTAGGAACGCTTGGTTAGGATCAGTGCCTTGCGCCTGCTGCGCCTGAGCCTGCTGCTGCATCGCTAGTAGCTGCTGCTCAATCTCTGGTGTGATTGGAGCAAAGTAGCGGTCAGAATTGCGAATACCTGCAGATGCCAGCATGTCAGACAATGTGTTACGGATGTTTGTCAGCGACACCATGCCGTTAAATGGGCCGTAATTTGTGTAAATCTGTTGTTGGATTTGGAATGCCTGCATAAGTGCTGCCTGCTTTTCCTCTTCGCGGCCCGTACCAAGCCCGACATTGATGCCGATGTCCATGTCTGTCTGCCAGACGCGCGGATCAACCTGAACAAACTGACCATTCACACGCATGGATTGCTCTTCGTCTGTGTACTTGATCGCTGTGCGCAACATTATTCCAAAAAGGCGCTTCATACCATCTGCTAAGTTGCGCACCATCACCTCAATCTGGCCAGCCTGCATTTGGATTGTATTCTGCACGGCTGCGCGTGTGGTGGATTGCATTGCGTCTGGGTCTAGCCCCATTGATGCACGTGAAACACCTGTCTTGTTCTCTACTGTCTGATCAACATATGTCAGCGCAGATAGTGTCTGACCTGCCGCAAAAGGTACTGACAAATCTTGGATCGCGCCAGCCTGACGCATACGCACGATTGCGCCGATCTCATTGTTCAGCACATCGTCGATATTAACCGCACCATCAACAATACCAATGCGAGGGTTGTTCGTCATCGCTACGTTGTCTAATACGCCCCGCAGGATGGATGTTGCTGCGTCTTGATCGTCCATTACTAGGTCAGCAATAGAACGTCCAAAGAATGTATGTGGCTCTGGATCAACCTCAAACACAGCAAATGGGATTTCATCCCAAGGCTCGAAGTCTAGCAGTTTGTAGTTTGTGCCGCCGCAGATCAAGCGATGCAGAACGGGTACACCTGTGCCATCTACGTCAATCTTCATGTATGCTTCAGTGACAGCAACTAGACGCATAGATGGGTCTTGGTCCTGATCATCATAATCGTCCTTAGAGTAGCCTTGACGCTCAATAACCTCAGCTTCAGAAATGTCTGAGCCGCCATAAAGACCATCTAGCTTGTAAACATCCTCAAAGTCATAGCCCATCTCAACCAAGTCACCCACAGTCATCTCTGTGCGGTGAGCTACGATATATGCGTCATCAATATTGCGTGCCTGAGCGTTAATGAAGAACTCTTCTGGCGGCACGCTGTCTAGGCGCATCTTGCCGTTTGGCGTGCGCTTGCTGATCTTCATGGCATGTGTTGGGCTTTCGACTTCCATGCCGAACTCATCCATGCTCATCGTCATTTCAACGCTATGCTCAAGGATGTCTACAGTATCGTCTGAGGCCAGCAGCATATATTCCTGATCAGTCAGGTTGTCATATGTGTAGATTTCGGCGTCTTCCCAGCTTTCCCAGTATGCCTTTACGATGCCCGTTTTCTTGATTAGCGCATCGTGGATCGCATCGTTGAGAACGCGATACCCGTCATTCTTTGTGAATACATAATGAATGTACTGTGTCGCTTGCTCTGCCGCAGCAACATCCTCTGGACCTTTTGGCATAAACTCCACAGGCTTGGCTGTAGACAGAAATACGCGCATGATGCTTGGCTTCACAGAGCGTACGGTATCACGTACTTTTGTTGCCACAACCTTGCTGCGACCATCCTCATAGCCAATGTCTACTTCGCCATCGAAGTAGCGTTGCGCCTTGATGCGGTCATCCGTGATTTCGCTCTCTACAAAGTCAACAGCCTGAGCCATAGCGTATTGAACGATACCTTCGATCTCACGTTTATCTTTTGCTTGTGGCTGCATGTTATTGTCCTTGTGTTTCCATTGCGGCTAGACCACCAATGCTTGCTACCATGTCCTCAATAAGCTCCTTAGTAACTATCTTAGAGGGTTCCTTTACGCCTCCAGCTCGCACTAAATCCTCAAGAGCCTTGCGTGATGCTTTAACTTTCGCATTGTACCCCAGCTTGGCGAATGTTGTTGCAGTCATGCCAATTACTTCTAGGGCGTTATATGGACTGGCGAAAGCTATAGCCATATTCAAGCCCGTCATAAGTCCGCCAGACGTAGGCGAGAGCTTACCTAAAGCCCCCATCACGCGGGTAGGGACGCTGCCCTGCGAAAGAGATTGTAGCGCACGTAGTTCATCGTCAGACCAGAATGCCTTATTTTTGTCATTGCGCAGAATACGTGTTGCTGTGTTTTGCAGCGCTTCGCCTGCATTAGAAATAATTCGACCCTTGCCAGCACCCTCCATCGCATTATTGAAATATTTATCCAGCATTCTAGCCTTTGAGTATTTCTTATTTGCAGCCTTAGCAGCTAAAAGTAAGTCCTTATCCGCGGTTTTATTGGCGAGCGCGTTGTCCATTTTGGTCATCATGGAGAGCACTTCTGGCGCGTCAGGCGCACTTCTGTAAATCTTTCCAAGCGCTTTCTGAAGTTCATTAAACTTGGCTAGGTTCATTGCCCCCGCATCCTCAACTTCATTAACTAGCTTCAATGCGCGCTCAACAGATGGCTTTGCCGAGAGCACAATGTCGTTCAGATTTAAGACACTCTTCATTTCATCAGTAAGATACGCAGTTTCTGTCGCCGTTAGGCCAGTACCTTTTTCCTTGAGCATATTATAGGCGGTGGTCTTCTCATCCTTCAATGTTTGTATAGTCGGCGCAGTAACATTCCTTTTTTGCAGAGAAGACAGAGTTTTATTTGCTGCATAAGGTGCAACTAATGCACCAGTAATCCTTGCATATGGCTCAAGCGCAGTTCCCTCTGTTGCTTGTCCTGCAGCCTCGCTACCAAGCCCCGCTGCAGTTGCCACGCCAGCTCTGCGAGCAAGTCCTGCTGGACCGCCAATGGCCGCGGGGAGAAACTCACCAACTGTGCCTGCATACTCACCTGCAGTTGTTCGTGGCTGATACTCTTCTAGCGTGGTTGCGCCGCGCAGAAAGCGACCAGTAGCTGTGTCAAGGATTGGGGTCTCTTGCTCAACCTCACCGCCAAGAAACTGTTTAACCTCTTGATAACCCCGCTTGACTGCACGGCCTGCCATCTCTGGGGTTTCAGCTAAACCTATTGCCCCGCGCACCATGCCACTTCCAAGCGACCTTGCAACATCCTCTGCGGTAGATATTTCAGGTTGAGCTGGCTGGGCTGGCGCAGAACCGCCAAGCATCTGCTGAAGAGCATCATACGCCTGCTGCGGATCATTAGCCGTTACCTTGAACTTTCGCCCATCTTCGGTTGTGAGCATATAAGTTCCCATTACTCTTTCACCTCTTCAATGGTCACGGTCCCAATAACCTGAACGTTTGGGTTCTCGCCTAAATATCTACCCACGCCGACAAGACGAGGGCCGCCTTTCTGTGTGAAGGGATTTACGCCTTGCGTCATCATGTCCAGCTCTTCCTCAGTAGCATTTCTGTAGGTATTGGTTTCTGGATCAAGCAAGCCATTTTCAAAATAAGAGCGGAACATCATGGCTGATCTAATGTTCCTCTTGATGGCATCCTCACCCTGAAGTGCATCAAAGTTATATTTGACCTTACCCAACGCTCTACGTTCACTATCTGTAAGCTGACCAAGACCAGATGCGCCTGATGGACTTTGTGCTTTTAGCTGCGCCAATGTCTCAAACTGCATCTGCGCTTCCATTATGGCCAAATCTTCAGCAACGTTTTTCTGCTTTTGCCCGAAAACAGTGTCTCTAACTAGGCCAGCCAAAACACCAGTTTTGGGTATCAATGTTGGATCGCTGTCAATGGAGTTGATGACACGCTCTCCTGCTGAGTAGAAAGATAAATTAGTGCCTATCTTGCCAGTTTGAGCTAGTTCTTGCTGCTTCAATCTTTCTTGCTCTCTTATATAGTCGGGACTTCCCTTGACGGGGACCATTTGGTAAGTGGGGCGACCCTGATCATCGGCCCCCTCAACAAGCTGATAACCAGATGGGATCGTACCAAACTCTGTACTTTTCTTTCCAACTTGCTGCCAGTTTTCAAAGGTGCCTTTGTATCCCTGAGAGACCGCTAAATTATATTCTCTAATGTCGGCAGTGTCTTTAGAGGCTTGCGTCCCAGCGGAAAGTGCTGTCTTTGCATCAACCCCACCCTGACGCAATAAGTTAGCCAAATCGGCCTGACCAATACGCTCCAAGTAATCCGCAGTCGCATTGCGCCCCTTTTGAGCTAACTCTAGCTTTTTCTGTTCTTTCGCATCTTCCCTACGTGCCTGACGACCTGCCTGAACAGACTGTATAAGTGGTTGATAACGTTGAGCATTTGGCGATCCAGCCAGAGCTGCCATGTAGAGTTGATCCGCAAAGTCACGATCAATCATGCCGCTTAGCAAGCCCCTTGGTTGCTCTTGTTGTGCCGCTTGCTGCGGTGCTTGTGCGCCAATCATGCTGTTACCCCCAAGGATTTTTGCAATATAGTTTTGCGTTTCTTTAAAGTTAGGCACGCCGCCTGCTTTATCTACGTTTCCCATGCCAGCGTTATATGCTGCATGAGCAAGCGTTTGGTTGTTATTGTAGCGGCCCAAAAGCTGCTTCATGTACCGCGCACCGCCGCGCAGGCTTTGCTCTGGGTCATAAGGGTTTGTAACACCTAAGTCTTTTGCTGTCGCAGGCATAAGTTGAGCTAACCCCATCGCGCCCGCAGAACTCTTAGCCTGCGGATTAAATGCGCTCTCAACCTCAATCTGGCGCACAAATAGATCGGGGTTAATCCCTTCCTCTTGCGCTATCTTATATGCCAGATCACGTAGGCTCATTTACACTGTCCCTGTAGGCGTACCAAGTGCTAGTTGGTAGCCAATCGTTGAAAGTAGACCAGTTGGGTCATACGGATTAGTTGCTGTACCAGTCGTGGTTGTCATAGTTGGGAAACGCGATGCCCCCAAGACAGATGTGAGAGCACCAAGTCCCGCAAGCGGTGTGCCTGCAGCGCCTGCAAACTGGCCTTTAGCTGCATCAATAAGTTGCTGCTCAAGTGAGCGCATGAACTCGCCCTGCTGACCAATAGATGATTGCGCCTGCTGGCCCATGTTGAACGCTTGCTGACCAAGTGTGCCTAGCCCAGTTGCGCCTCGCATAGCTAGATCGCGTGACTTGTCAAAAGCCTGCATGCGCTGCTGCGCTGCAATGTCACCCGCCATGCGCCCGTATTCTCCGCCTAGCACGCCTTGTGCTACGCCGTGGCGCGACCCGCCGAATGCGCCTGCTGCTGTTGCCTGAGCGCCTAAGTTTTGCTCTGCAAGTTGTTGCTGACGCATGATGTCCTGCTGCGTGCGATCAATAACATTCTGCGTGTAGGGGTTCATCTGGCCTTGCGCCATCTCCCCGAATGTTTGGCCTGCTTGCTGCATTGCCTGCGCAGAGCCCTGAAACACGTTCTGTACTGGTTGATTAGCTGACTGTCCCATAATTAATTCCTACCTGACATCGCGCGACCTATTGCGCCCATTAAACCACCGCCACTAATGAAGTCGCTCACGCTATCCTTTAAAGATGTGGCTTGCGACATGCCTTCGTACTTACCGATCTGACCTTTTGTGTCTAGGACTGAACTAGGGCTACCCAAAGACGGCGCATTCCCAAAGCCACCGCTAAATCCTGCACCCTTATCAGAGCCTGCGCCGATGCCTGACCCATCCGCACGGAAATACTGACCTTTGCTAAAGTATGCTGCGTCTGCTGGGGCAACACCTGCCGCCATGCGATTAACGGGGGCTGCTGCGGGCGTTCTTGCTGGCCCTGAGTAAACTGGTGTTGGCGCTGCTTTTTTCTCTCCTGTAAGCGGATCGTAACCCAGCGCTTCAGCATAGGCATCGTATTGATCTGGACGAGTTTCGCGGAAGCGCTCAAGTGCGCCCTCGTACATTGGGAATGATGTATAACCTGTCATCCCGCCCATTGTGACTTCTGGTGCGCTGATCTGAGAAGTCTCTGGTGCAGCTAGGCCAAAGGCAGACGCCATTTGACCTACGTTTTCCATCGCCGCGCGTTCCGCTGGGTTAATGCCCGCAACATCTACACCCATGTAAGGAATGTAACCAAGTTCAGCTAACTTCTGACCCCGTGCCAGCATAGCTGCGTTTGCCGCCGTTACCTCTGGCGGAATGGTCTGTTTAGTTGTCTGCGTCTCAGTAGCCGTAGAACTGCCCATTTTAAAACTCCAAATGCATTGTTATAGAGTGTGGCTTCCAGCCTACTTTCTCTAACGGTTTCTGCCATCCCAAACGACCATCAAATTGAGCGAACGAACAGCCCTGCTTTTGCGCCCATTCTTTCACATTTTCAGTCATTTGTAAAATTTGATCCAATTCGCCACCTGCGAGGAATACATTTATAGCCTTAGTATGATGGTATACCACTATTTCCGTCACAATGCACCCACGCTCTGCAGGCCACAATTGCATTTTGCCAGACGCAATTCCACGCTTGATTTCGTCTAATGTATTAAGACCGCCCGATTTCTCAAGGGCGGCTTCCAGCCAAGGGCGGCAGTAATCGAAAACGCTTATGCTTTCGTGCTTAACCATGCATCCTCGTTATATGTAGAGTTGTGGCTGGTGACGCTGGGGAAAACGCTGTTGCATTTGATGCATCTAGGAAGCCCGACGTGCTATCTACTGCCCACATAACCTGCAGGTAATCTCCCGCACTCACGTCAAACTTAGCAGAGCGCGAAACAACAACCGTGGCATCGTTTTGGTGCAGTGAGTAGATAATAGTGTTGTTTGCCGCATCTGCGTCATTCAATCTGGGCCAGAAGTAAAACTTCACCGTGCTAGACGATGTTGATGAAATCTGCGCAGAAAACATAATGAGGTACTCACCAGCTTCGCTAAACACAATCTTACTATTGTCTGTGGCATCACGGTCAATACCAACATTACCCGTTGGCGCGTCATATGTGATTGCGTATGCTGTATTCACTGTTTGTCCAGCACCAGTGTCAATTGTAACATCTGTTGTGCGATAGAATGAAGCGTGGCCATCCTCTAGGACAATCTGAACAAACGCTCCGTCTTTGGATACGACAGGATACTTGTTCGCGCGATCCCACAGAATAACGCCATCCTCAGAGGGATTATCGTCTGCGGTCTTGAACCCTAGCTTTGCAAGATTTCCCTGCAGGTAGGCAGAAAGCTGACGCCCCCACTGACGTAGATCAGGTCCAATAGGTGGTAGGGTGGGGCTTGGCACTAGCGTCTACCCCCTGCAGTTGCGTCAATCCGCATATTACCTACCTTCCACTGAGTGGCCTTTTGGCCCTCTACGCGCATACGAAGTTGACGACCTGAGAAGCGAACGCTTGTTGGATTTGTAGGCGTAAATGGCCCGTGAGTAGTTTCAGTCGCGTTGGGATAAAAGCGCGTCTTGAATGTTACGTCTACATCACCCTGCGTAAGCTCATCAGGTATCAACTTCGTAACCTTTGCAATCTGATCTCCAGTACCAATGCTGATTGGCCCTGTCTCAGCGAAGGTTGTTTCGCTGTCAAAGTTGTAGCCAACCTCATGGTCATAAATATCACTATCTGCGTCATGTCCCGCCATAAGGGGATACTGGAATACGCCACGGTCAACACCTGCAGTACGAGAGAGGCTACCTATTAGCCAATGGTTTTCTTTGTAATCAAACGCAACATAGCGATCTATCTCTGTGCTTTCCGCTGAAGGGTAGAACCACCAAATTTCACCATACTGACCATTAGCAAAAGACCAAACCTTTGATTTCTGGTCAAAGTTGAAGTCATTAAACACATAGTCGTGAACATCGCACGGTATCTCTGAGACTGCGTTGCCGTCAAATCTAAAGAAACCGCGCTGGCCCATCCAGAAAACACCGATATCTACGTCAGATGCAGATTTGCGCGAAATCGCGCCGCAAGACGTACCGACACGCTCAAAGCCATAAACGTAGGGCGGGCCAAGGTAGCGGGCCGTGTGCGCGTCTGTATCTGTGATAATCAAGGTTTGACCGCGAGTACGAATGCCCTGCATGATTTGACCATTGGTTTGCAGCTCAATATCGCCAGCCTCATTCGTGGCTAATGGCGTCCAGTCTGTATTATCCTCTCTAGCGCACCACTGCACCTTGCGAGGATTGCCGCCAGCTCCAAGAGCAAAGATAAACCGCTCTTCAGTTACGACTATTCCAGAGTTGTTTTTAGGGGCTGCGCCAAGCAGAAGAGCCTCATCTTCTGAGTATATTGTGTAATAAAATCGAAATATTTCATTTGTTGCGACATTGGCCGTCACCTGAACCATTAGCGTGCCGTCATCAGCAGCAACAAACTCATAGCTGTCATCTGCATCAAACCCATTCCCATATGTAACGGTGTTTGATCTCGTCACGTTACTGATCGTGTCGTATGCTATAGAGTACAGTATAGTGTAATTTGTATTTGTGTTTGTGCCATTTATGACATGCTCCCCATTGTACGTCATGCCTTTCTTAATAGGCATGCTATAGAAGCGATGTAGCGCAGTAGTGCTTCCTGCTGCCTGACCTTCTACCTCACCGCCACTTGGGTAAGCGCTAGTTGCTGTGCTGGTGGGGAATGTTGTATCAGTCCAAAACAATGAGCCGCCCAATGTCTCGCCTGTGCTGGCGCTTGGAAGTATAGTTAGCGTGTTTGTTGTCTGCAAGTCCCACTGAAGTATTCTTCCATCGTCAGAATGGCATGCGATGAGATACTCTCCCCAGTTATCCATTGACCAAGTCGTAGCGTCAAGTGGCACGGTATTCTGCGATAGCTGTCTTGGCTGACCATAATATCCATAGCCATACTGCTGGCCACCATAACCAAGGTTAGCAGCAGCGCTTTCACGACCTGCTGCTAAGTTTCCAATTGTGATGTCTGTTAAGGTTCCACCGCCCGTCATCACCAAAAGCGCATCATGTGAGCCACCAGCTAAGTATGAGCTGCCATTATTGGTTTCCCATGCATGCATGCCGCGAATAACATTTGTGCAAAATGAAGCCTTGCGCTCACGCCAGCCGCCAATCGGGCGCAGTGAGTTATCACGCCAGCGCACTAGCGAACCGTCCCGCCAACGCCCAGCTTGCTCTAAATCGGTGCCGTTTCTATAAAATCCTGCGGGTATGTCTAGCGGTACTAATGTCATGCTGTTGTTCCATAAACTGTGCCGTTATTCGTATATGTGGCGATGGCAGTACCAGAAATAGCTGCGCCACCTGCACCACCAGAGTTTCCGCCCGCTGCGCCCCAGCCACCACCGCCACCACCATATGTGCCGTTGCTACCTGCGTTTCCGTTAGAGCCACCAGTGCCGCCATCACCGACGCCACCGAATGCGCCTTGACCGTATGATGTGCTGACAGTCAATACACGGCCACCGCCGCCTGACGCGCCATAACCTGCAAACCCATCATCCCGTGGCTCTGCACCAGCACCACCGCCACCTGCTCCACCACCCAAGCCTGCGCCATCGTATGAACCACCTGAGTATGCCCCTTGCTCACCGTTAGTACCATTTTGACCAACGGCACCGCCCACGCCTGCTGCGTAAGTTGTGTATGGACTTTCGCGATAGCCGCTGACGCCATTACCGCCGCCCGCACCACCGCCGCCACGGCCTCCGCCGCCACCACCGCCACCTGCTATAAACGCACCAGAAGCGTTGGTTAGAATTACACCAGTTGCATTGTTTACAAGCGCTGGGCCACCCGCCTGACCTGCGTTGCCGCCGCGACCAATAATGTAGCCGTTGTTTGTGATTGTCACCAAGTCATTCATGCTGCTAGGTATGGTTAAACCACCAACAGACGTATTGTCTGACCAGATATAAACGCCGCTATCAATCGTAACAGAAACCCTGCTAGACCCATTCCAACCCTGCGTTGTCAGGTAAGTGCTTAAATCTAGCTCCTGCTGGTTTGTCGTAATTGTAAATTCAAAGGTGCCAGCCGTAGCGAAACCAAAGCCCCTAGCTGACATTCCTCCAAAAGTTGATAGTGCTGGCATTATGCAAAATCCGTCAAACTCGCTAGAACCGTAAAGGTAGCTGATCCTGTCTTAATTATAACAAATGTATATACATCTACCCCACTTGCGTTACCACTGTCTGGTGCAGAGCCACCTTGCCACTTGGGTGTAACTGCAGAGCCATCAATCTGGTATGTGCTTAGGTAGTAAGCTGTAGAACCCTGCGTCATAGCGATGCTTACAGTGATGCTTTCTCCAATGGCAAGCATTGTGTCCAGCGTTGTGCTGCTATCTCCGCGAAAGTTGATTGTGCGGTCTGCGGTTTGATCTGCTGTATAAAACTCTATCGCTTGAGTTTTGCAGTCAAAGTTAATTGTTTCAGATGTGGTAGTCTGAAGCGTAACCTTTTCCACAATTTCTT